TATAGCCATCCATTAGAGCCTGACCGTTCTCTTTGTAATATGTTCCGTTATATTTAACCAACTCAGTTTCGTTCATTACTACATTAAGCATCACTAACATCTGTTGAAGTATACTCAGTTTAGCCGCCTTTTGTGATGCTTCCTTTTTTTCTTCCTTTGTACATGCATAAAGAGGTTGTTTGGTAAAGAAACGGCTAAGTTGTGATGGAGCGAGATATGACTGATTCAACACAAGCGCACTCCACAATGCATCCTTCACCTTTTCCTCATCCTTTATCGAGGCAATTCTCCCCTCAACAATATCCATCACAAAGAGCCTGCGGCGTTCATCTAACTTTTTCAGAACGTCTTTCATGTATTTCTTATTTTCTTTTTTCTCTTTTTCCTTCTGTTCTGCCGGTGTCAGTTTTTTCTTGACTGCCTTTTTCTTCCTAACAATCCTAACTTCATAGCCGACATCGCAATAATAGAGTTTTTCATCCTTCTTATTTTTTAACCGGATACTCTCCGGCACCTCGTCATTCATTCGGAAACTCTTTACCTTCTCCCATTTATTTCCGTATTGTTCCCTTGCATACTGTTTCGGAGCTTCAACGACGCCCAATTCTTTCAGCATTTTAACTATGGCATCCGTTTTCTTCTGTCTCTCTTTTTCTCGTATGTACGACTGAACTTTAGCAACTAAATTACGATTGTCCGTGGCTTCACGGAGAATCTTATTCCGTTCTTCCACATCTTTAATACGTTCCAGTTCATAGAGGTCTTTCAGGGACAATTGAAAATCCTTATCCTGCTCTTTATTTTTCAGCTCGTCCTGGTCCAGTTTGGCAATGTTCAATCGATGTTTAATTGTCGTTTTGCTAAAGCCAGTTTTATCTGCAATAGTATCCTCCGTCTCGCCCAAATCAAGCATCATCTGGAATCCTTGTGCCTGCTCCCACACCGTCAGGTCTTCACGCTGCAGATTTTCTTCCAGCATGATAGACACCTGCTCTTTTTTGGATATCTTGCTAACAATCTTGCAAGGGACCTTCTCAATACCTGCCAGTTTGGCTGCTGCCAATCGTCTATGTCCGATTATTACATGAAAATCACTGGACAAAGATTCTGTATCCGCATCCGGCTGTTCCTCCGGTTCTTCTGTCAAGGCTGGCAGAGGAATTACGGTCAAATTCTGCATAACGCCCTGCTTCTTGATTGATTCTGCAAGTTCCGTTACATCCCCGACATCTTTTCTCGGATTATCCGGATGCGGGTAAATGTTATTTACGTTTATCATTACAATTTCTTTTTTCCAACATTCCTTGTGCAATTTCTGCATACGTGAATGATTCACGTACACTTCCCACTTTGCACAGTGCATGATTTCTATATAACTTTAAGATTCGGACCGGCACTCTTTTTTCCCGTCCATCTTCTCTTTCTCCCAAAGGTGCCGGCTTATACACATACACCACATCACCTTCCGTTAAATTCATACGTTTTGGTTGCAAATCGCGTTGAAAAAGCACTCCTTCTTTTTGTTTGCGTTCTTTGTGATTCGTCTTCACTTAATCATCTCCTATCCATCGAATCAAATCTTTTAATAACTCAATAACTGCCCTTTTTATATCTTCTTTCATTCATGCTCTCCTTTATCCTCCCGGCTTATAACCGGGAGGTTTTAACATGGCTTGCTTGTCCGTGATATTTAACAAACCAGAGGTGTCATATATAGTTTTTTCCGAAAATCCTCATGAAATCATCATGGGACCCACGTTCAGATTCAAAGGCCCTTTGCCCTGCTGCCTTGATTGCCATATCAACCGTTTTATTTTTATGAACGGCATCCTTTCCGTTTCTGTGGCAACGCTCTCCACAAATATGAATTTTAAGTCCATACTTTTCCGAGAACTTTCTATTTGCTCCACCAAACACATGATGTTCTTCCAAACCACATGGATCCGCTATCCGATTTCTTCCACACAAGTAACATGTGTCCCAATCCATCTGCAAAATTGACTTTGCCATCTTTATTCCTCCTTATCGGTCCTCCATTACTGTATACTATCTTTCTCTCATTCTCTGATGCAAATACTCCGTATACTCATGTTTTGAACACCGTTCTACTTTGACTTGTTCCATCTCTTTTGATTTTTTATAAAATGTTGACCAAAGTTCACTGTATGCGTTTCCATCAGCACTTCCTTTTTTTGCCATATGTTCGGCATACGCATTGTCCAAATGAATTACTACCTGTGCGGACGTGTTCATACACTGTATGGCATCCACTACTGCCCTTGCACTCAATTTTTGGTATGAAATATCATTCCATCCTGCCATATGAGCTTTCGCATATTTTTTTCCATTTATTTCCGTAACAAGAACAATTCCATAAACTCCATGTCCTCTCGTTACTCTCCCGGTAAACTGGGATGTTATATAAATATCTACTCTCATGATGGCGACCCCCTCCTTCCATCATTCTTAACCAGAATATATCGTAGGAAGTTCCAGCCGGTCAGTTCTGATATACCCGAACACACTGTTCGCTTATCTAGCCAATAACCTTTTCTTGTACCCGGCTCCTCCCGAAAATATCCTCTGTTTTTTACTATTTTCTTTTTTGTCTCCGGCCGAAAAAGATTTTTGCTTCTTGTCCAGGCTCGGCCTTTCCCTCCAAGTTCTCTGAAGCGAATGGTATATTTGGCAAAATACTCTGCCAATTTCGAATACTGCCCCGTATCATCTAATGGTCGTATATCAATACGTCCATGTTTCCACGCTTGCCGAATCCACTCTACCGGCACCTGATTCATCACCATATGATGATGCAGTGCACCACGAACTCCAACTTCCGTTACCACTATGTATTTGCATATCTCTTTTTCTTTTTTCATACGCCGACGCAAACGGTCAAGAAATATCTTTCTGTCCCTCTTCGCCTCTTCCACCGTCTCTGCTCGTTTATCTCTTTCATAAGTCAGCGTTATGTGATAATCACCTGGCACGAAATTGGCATTCATTAGAATTGTTAATTCCGTAATGGCTTTTCTTAAATTTATTTTTTTCTGTGATTCCTTGGTGTCCTTCATCTTTTCCGACCGGGTAGCACCAGGTGGATGTATATGTGAAGAATAACTCCTCTCGTACAAAACAGTTCGTCCTGCTCTTGTCACTTTTTCTATGTATGGCATAAACAATCTTCCTTTACGCTAGAAATAATACCCTTATCGAGTTATAAAAAACGGCTGCATTGTCCGTTTTTCTTGCTTTTCAAAGCCATACATGATATACTAAATTGTGTGTTTTAGTTGTATCTGTACAACTTTGAGCGGTCATTTATTTGACCGTTCTTTTTTTACTTGCCGCCGGTTCACATGATATTAGGTCCCGTCCACATTCAGAGCACTGTTTTTGATAAGTGCAGCTCCAATAACACTTACCACAAGAACAGGAACAAATATAAAGCGGATCCGTTCGCTTCGTCACACCGTCGGTGTAATATTCTTTCCACATCCTGCTACCTCCAGCATTTTCTCCAAATGCTCCGTTACTTCCTTTACCTTGTTATCCAGTCTCGGAAAAAAGAATCTGTTTTGATATACAAGGGTCTTGTTTTGCATTACCGACAATGCCACTACCTGTGTCTCTCCATTGATACAGAAGTACACATCCACTCCCGGCATTTCATTTAATTCCATCGCTTTTTGTAAAAGATTTTCAAACATAATCAAATTCCTCACTTCCATAATTTCTTCCAATTAGCAACCGTAAACAATGCTACCCATACAGCAGAAACCAAAAACAATACGGTTTCCTGTATATGTAAATCTCTTACCGCACACGCAGTCATAATACATATAACCAGGGCGATAATTGTAATGAAGCATATAATGCTCTTTTGTTTTTTCACCTTTCTCACCTCCATCTTT